GCTCGCCGAGCTCGGCCAGATCAGCAACATGCCTCCGGTGGACGGCCAGTGAGAAAGCCCGCGCTCAACGTCGTTGAGTTCCCGGGCGTCAACCTGATGGACGTCCCGGGCCAGCTCCGCGCGATCGAGGACGGGGAATACGAGGAGGCCGATACGGCTTTCATCGTGATCCCGCGCGATGGCTTGCCGCACGTCATCGGCATCGGCCGCATCGACGATTCGGCCAATCACCCGATCACGCAACTGAGCTTGGCGCTGCACAAGCTCTATACGATGGTGCCGGGCTGATGATCCTACTCCTGATCTATTGGGCTGTCCTGCTCGACGCCGCCCTATTCGGAGTGCGCCGGTCATGAACGCTTGCAAGCTCATCGCGCTCGGCATGGCGCTGGCGTGCGTCGCGCTGCTCATTGCCGCGATCACCGTGGCGCCCGCGCGTGGTCACGATCACAGCCGCCCCGACCTCGACGATTGGTATCTGAGCCTGCGCACGCCGGGCGGAGGACCGTGCTGCGGGGGCCCGAAGGTCGACGCCACTACGCTCGATGATGCCGATTGGGAAACCAAGGACGGCCACTATCGCGTGCGCGTCAATGGGCAATGGCTCGACGTCCCAGACGACAAGGTCGTGCCGGGTCCGAACCGTGCCGGCCGCACCATGGTCTGGCTGTTCTATTCAAACGGCAACCCTTTCGTCCGGTGCTTCATGCCCGGCGCGATGATCTGAGGATCTGAACATGGCTCCACGTCCCGGCGAATCCCTTGCCGACAATACCGCCGGCATCCGGCGCGCTGTCGCCGTCACTCCGAGCGACTCGACCGATCTGGCCGGCGTCACGCGCGGCCTCTATGTCGGCGCCTCCGGCAATGTCGTCGTGCTCTTTTCTGACGACAAAGACGCCGACACCGTGACGCTGACGGGGCTTGCCGCCGGCGTATGGCATCCGATGCAGGTGCGCCGCGTGCTGTCGACCAACACCACGGCAACCGGCATCGTCGCCGGCTACTGAGAAGGAACCTCGACCATGAGCGTCACCGTTACCGAGACCACCACGACCTTGGCAGCTAACACGCCGGTCCAGATCGCGCCTGCGAGCCCGGGTTGCTCCGTGTTCATCATCTCGAACACCGGCACCGGCGACCTCGTGTTCAAGACCAAGAGCGCGCCGTCCGCGGCGACCGATGGCACGCCGCTCGGTGCCGCCTCCGGCGCTGGCGGTCAAGGTGGTGTCATCGTCCTCACTGGCAATGACGCCATTGCCGATGCGGTCTATGCGTGGTCGACCGTTGGCACCACGGTCAACGTCAAGCAGGGCACGCCCAAGCCGTGAGCGGCGGAATCGCCCGCCCGGGCGCGGGCCTTCTTCAGCTCAAGCGCGGCATCTATTTGGCCGGCGCATCGCCGATCGGGGGCGGTGGTGACCTTGGGGGAGCGAGCAACTGGTATTCCGCCGCCGATCAGTGGCGCGATTTTGCCACAGACGCCGGCACCATGGCTAATCCGACCGACACTCACTCGGCCACGGTCCTGGCGTTTTCGTCGTCGTCCGGACTGTTCTCCAGTTTCTCAGCGAACGTCCTATGCCGCACCGATCTCGGCTTGCAGACCGTTCCGAGCCGCACGGAACTTGATGCAGACCCGACCAACATCAACACCTCCTACGCTTCTGTCGCCGGGACCGGCTCAGTCGCGCAAGACTCGGTGGACCCCGCGGGCACGTCGAACAAGGCATGGACGCTGAGCGATACCGACGCAGCCTCCCAGTACGATCGCTCGCACAACTACACGGTGGCGAACGACAGCGTGACCCGTGTTGCTTCTGTCCTGATCAAGAAGCGCGCATCGGCTCCGGCCGGCTACCCGTCCATGAACGCCAACTATGCCGGCGGCACAGGCAAGGCGGTTCGCGCGACGCTTGACCCCGTTATCGGCCAGATGGTCAAGCAAAATACCAACGGAAATTGGTTCGTTGAGGAGTTCGGCAACTACTGGCGCATCTCCTGCGCGATTGCGAACAATGCCGCCGGCAACACCATCTTCGGACACAACCTTGCGCCGGCCCGCGCCGCGAGCTTGACGATTACGCAGGGCGTGGCGGCAATCGACGCCAATGTCTTCGCGTGGCCGAACTTCCAAGTCGGCAGTTATCCGGTTCCTCCGGTCTCTGGCACGGGTTCGGTTCCCGGCAATCAACAGACGGTCGACCTCACGACCAAATCCGGCCTGTCAGAGGCCGGCTTGATTGTCGCACAGGTGCTAGGCTCCGACGATGGCAACGTCATTTGGTCTCGCAACGACGGGACGGCGAACAATTGGTTCGGCCTGATCCGCGTCGGAACGAAGCTCAATTTCCGCGTAATCTCCGGGGGTGCAACGCAGGCCGATCTTGAACTCGGCTCGCTTCCGACTTTCCAATTTGCCGTTGCCTATGTGGTCGGTACGAACTATGCGCGGGCGCAGCTCGTGCGCGGGCTGGTTGTAGCCGCTGACACGTCCGTCACATTGCCTGCCGTCACTCAAGAGGCTTTCGGCGGGGACGGCTACTCGGCGACCCGCAATTGCTATTCGCGGACACTGAAGGTAGCCCAAAAGTGGGGCGTGTCCGCCGACGATACGACGTTCGCAGCTTGGCTGACGAAGGCGACGGCGGCCTTGGGAACTGTGCCAGCGATCTGGTCCAATCTCGACCAGGCCGATGGGGCGCTTGCAACTATCAACTCCGGCCAGAGCGTCTCCCAGGTCGTGGCCAGCGGCGTTCGTACCGTCGCCACAGTGGTAGGAAAGGCGCTTGTGACGCCAGATAGCGGTCAGGCGACGACTGCATCCTATACCGTCATCCAGTTGGGTCGGACCATTACGAGGGTGCGCGGCATCGTTGTGTTCGGCGCTGGCACTGACGATGGGGCCTCCGCCCTGATCCTAACGAGGACGTTCAACGCGGCGGATGCCACGTACATTACGAACGACGGCGCCGTTCATCCTGTTCTGACCAATACGAAGCTCGATGTAGGCTTCTATCAGAACGGCAGTTTGGACCCGCTCGTCTCCTCGATCACTCTGCCAACGCCCTTGGCGAAGGATGGAGTCACGGCCTACCAATGGGGTTATGATCTCGATCTCACGAACAACCAAGGCACCTTCTACGTGCCCTACATGGCACCGATAAGGTTGACCAGCAGCAGGTTCGCAGATCTCGCCGGCGGGATTCTAACGGTCGAATCGTACTGGGCAACGGGCCAGTGTCAAAGCAAGTGGCTTGGCTTCGAGGCAAACTAGCCGTCCACTCCCTTCAAGGGATCAAATGCTCCCTCAGGGAAACTGAGCAGCCCATCTAACATGGAGAAATTCGATGACGCCTGTTGAAGCGGCGATCGTTCGCGCCGCTCAAGAGGAGGGCATCGATCCTGCTACCGCACTTGCCTGGGCCAGCCGGGAAAGCTCGTTCAACCCGAACGCGCGCGCCTCGAAGTCGATCTATGGTCTCTTCCAGATGTCGGGCGCGCTGCGGCGGCAATACGGCATCGGCGACACCGCCGACCCGTATGAGCAGACCCGTGGCTTCGCGCGCTACTATCGCGGGCTCAAGGACGAGATGAAGCGGACGCTCGGCCGCGATCCTACCGACACCGAAGCCTATCTCGGTCACCATTTCGGAGGGCAGCGCGGCGCGCGGACGCTCAGTATGGACCCGAACACGCCGGTCTCGGCAGTGTTCACGCCCTATGAGCGCTCGCTCAATCCGCATTTCGACCGGGCCGGCACTATCGGCAAGCTCACCGGCTCGATCATGCCGGACATCGATCGCCGCTATGCCAAATATGGCGGTACCGGGCAGACCAGCGCCGGGCCGCTCGACTTCACGGCGCAGGTCACCGGACAGGCGCCGGAGCCGCTGGATTTCACGGCGAAAGTCGCCGACGCAGGCCCGAGCCCATCGCTCGGCGACAAGATCACCGAGACCGCCCGCAACGCGGTCTCCACCGTCACCAAGAAGTTGACGCCCAAAGAGGAGTTGAACCCGAAGCCGGTCACCGGCCCCGTGCAGACCCTCGGAATCCGCGGAGCCGCGGAGCCGCTCGACTTCACATCGCAGGTTCAACAGGGATGACCAAGGACCAGTTCGAGGACATGCCGGACGGCGCCGGCAGGCGCGCCACCGAGGAGGACTACAAGCGCGTCTGGCTCTACATGAAGAGTCGCAATCGCAACCCGTCGGTGCGGACCGTCTGCTTGGAGCTCGCCGCGCAGAACTATCTGGCGCCGTCGGTCGCCACCTCGCAGCGCTGGGCCAAGAAGCTCGGACTCAGCATGGTGGTCGAGCAATCGACGACCAAGGCGGCCGAGGCCCGCAACGAGGACCGGCGCGAGAAGCGCAAGGCGCCGAACCACTCTCCGGAGGCGATCGCCGAGAAGACCGAGAAGACGGTCGCGCAGGTCGAGCGCACGCTGATGACGCGCATGCGCGAGCTGCTGAAGGATGATAATTCGTCGACGCAGCTCGCCATCACCGAGAACCGGACGCGCATGGCGTTCAACGTCGCGCTGATGGAGTTTTACGCGGAGAACCCGTCTCTGCTCGCCAACGTGCGCGACGCAGCGGCTTTCATCGATGCCACCACAATCGCATCGAAGCTGTCCGGCGGCCCCTCGATCGACATTGTCCTGCCGAAGCCGGGCGAGGTGCAGGCGGACGGGATCAGCCCGGGCGGCCATGCGATGAAGACGGTCAACCCGCTGGACAAGGTCGAGCCGGCGCTGGTGACCAGCTTCAACGAGTTCAAGGCCAAGCTCCGTGAAGGTGCGGGAACTTAAGGGGACTCGTTACCTCGCGAACCCAGAATTTGGGCAGATGATCGTCAACGATCTGCCCTATTTCGATCTGCGCGAGACCATCGAGTTCTATCTGTGGGTCGAGGCCACAAGGCCCGACGTCGATAAGGCGCTGCTCAACGCCAACGATCGCTACTACCTGTTGACCATGACCTGCAATCGCAGGGACGCATGGCACCCGTGGGTGTTCGATCGCTGCCGCGAGGTCGAGGCGTCGACCGACGGTCATCTCGATCTGTGGGCGCGCTACCACTACAAATCGACGATCTGCACCTTCGCTGGCTGCATTCAGGAGATCATCCGCAACCCGGAGATCACCATCGCGATCATGAGCGGCACCAACAAGGTGGCACAGCCGTTCCTCAAGCAGATCATGGAGGAACTGGAGAGCAACGAGAAGCTCAAGCGGCTGCACCATGACGTGTTCTGGGAGGAGCCGCGCAAGCAGTCCCCGCAATGGTCGGTCGACAAGGGCATCATCGTCAAGCGCAAGGGCAACCCGAAGGAAGCCACCATCGAGGCGTTCGGCGTCATCGACGGCATGCGTACTGGCAAGCACTATCAGCTGCTCGACTATGACGACCTTGTCGACGAGTCGATGGTGACCAACCCGGACATCGTCAAGAAGGTCACCGAGCGCTGGGAATTGTCGGACAACCTCGGTACCGCCGGCGAGACCCGCAAGTGGCACCAGGGCACGCGCTATTCGTATGCCGACACCTACGGCATCATGATCGACCGCGGCATCCTGAAGACCCGCATCCATCCGGCCACCGATAACGGCCAGCTCACCGGCAAGCCGGTGATGCTCAGTCAGAAGCGCTGGGACGAGGTCAAGTTGGCGCAGCGCAACACCGTCAACGCGCAGATGCTGCTCAACCCGCTGGCCGGCAACGAATCGACGTTCTCGCCGCTGTCCTTGCGGCACTACGACGTGATCCCGACGGTGATGAACGTCTACATCATGGTCGACCCCTCCAAGGGCAAGACCAAGCGAAGCGACCGCACCGCGATCGCGGTTGTCGGCATCGACATCGGCGGCAACAAGTACCTGCTCGACGGCTATTGCCACCGCATGAAGCTGTCGCGGCGCTACGAGCTGATCTGCCAGCTGCGCGACAAATGGACCGCGCACCCTGGCGTGCAGCATGTGCGCATCGGCTATGAGCAGTACGGCATGCAGGTCGACCTTGAGGTCATCAAGGAGTACCAAGAGCGCGACAACGACATCTTCGCGATCGAGGAGCTGGCGACCACCCGCGACGGCACCTATTCGAAGTCGGATCGCATCTCGCGCCTGGAGCCGGACTTCAACCGCGGCCTGTTCTACCTGCCGGCGGTGATCTACCACCCCGAGCACGGCGGCGGCATCAGCCAGTCGGCGCTGTGGGAGGTCTGGACCGAAGAGAACAGCAAGGAGGCGGTCGCCGCCGGCATGGCCGACAATCCGGCCGTCGGCACCGTCGTCTATCGCCGCATGCAGGGCCTCACCCGCGCCCAGCGCGCGAT